ACTTTGGCTATTTCTGACAATGCAACATACGCATCAGGAACTGCTCACTACATTGCTTATCAAATCAGCGTTCCTCCAAATGCTTCTTTGGTGATTAACGACAAGACAACACCTATTTATGTGACTGAAAATCAGTCATTGGGTGTGATTGCTGGAACTGCAAGTGCTATTTCTGTTGTTGCTTGTTTAGAAACCATAGGTTAAACCATGACCTTGAGATACACAGGTGGGATTGTTTCTGACCAATTTACTGGATTGAACTATCCTGTTCAAACGGTAGAGTATCTTGTTGTCGCTGGAGGTGGTGGGGGTGGTAACGGTAATGTAAATGGAGGCGGTGCTGGTGGTGGTGGAGCTGGCGGACTTCTTACTGCAACAGGTTATTCAATAACTCTTGGCTCATCAATCACAGTTACTATTGGTGCAGGTGGATCTGGCGGTATATATGGTGGTGCATCTCCAAGCACAGGATCTAATTCTGTATTTGGATCAATAACTGCTACAGGCGGTGGAACAGGTGCTTCTTATAATTCATCAACTTATACTGCTGGATCGTCTGGTGGATCAGGTGGTGGTGGCGGTGGTAATTCACCTTATACTGGAGCAGGATCAGGCACATCTGGTCAAGGCAATAGTGGTGGTACTGGTTCAAATAGTACAGGAGCTGGAGGGGGTGGTGGTGGATCTGGCTCAGTTGGGGTTGCATCTTCTGTAGGAACAAACGCTGGTGTTGCAGGAACAGGAACTGTATCTTCTATTACAGGATCACCCATTCAATATGCAGGTGGTGGTGGTGGTGGAAGTTGGAATGGAAATACCTACATAGCATTGGGTTCTGGAGGTGGTGGTAATGGTGGAGCAGGAACTACACCTTACAATGGAACTACTGGATTAGCCAATACAGGTGGTGGTGGTGGTGGAAGTGGTGCAGGAACAACTACAGGTGCTTCAGGAAATGGTGGGGCAGGTGGTTCAGGAATCGTAGTTATCAGATACCCTGCTTATCTATCCCAAGCCACATCAACAACAGGTTCACCCACAACGTATATTGCAGGGCCATATCGCATATATATCTTCAACGCATCAGGAACGATTACGTTTTAAATTATGCCTAATGGAATCTTTTCTCTTAAACAACAGTTACAAGGCTTAATTCAAAAGGCTTGGACAGGCTCTATTGCGACTAACTATGTTGAGTATTTAGTTGTTGCTGGTGGTGGGGGTGGGGGTTCAACAAGTCCGGGTGGTGGTGGAGGCGCAGGTGGATTGCTTCAAGGCATTGTAAATGTTCCTAATGGATCATCAATTACTGTTACTGTAGGTTCTGGTGGTACTGGTTCAGGCTCATCAGGAACTAATAGTATTTTTGGAAATATAAGTGCAACAGGTGGTGGATATTCTGCCACTTCAGGTAATGTTGCATCTGGTGGTTCAGGAGGCGGTGCGGCAGGTAGTGGAAGCGTTAATTATTTTGGTGGACAAGGAACTTTTGGCCAAGGAAACGCTGGTGGAGCAAATTTTCCACAAGGCGGTGTTGGCCCTACAGGAGGTGGCGGAGGTGCAGGAACAGTTGGTTTAACTGGAGTTTCTAATGTTTCTGGTAATGGTGGTGCAGGTATTGCTAGTTCAATATCAGGCACTGTTACTGCTTATGCTGGTGGTGGTGGCGGTGGAATTATTAGTGGAACTGCTGGCTCTGGTGGTGCAGGTGGTGGAGGTGCAGGAGCAGTAGGTTCATCTAATGGAACAAACGGTACTGCTAATACTGGTGGTGGAGGAGGAGGTTGTCAAAGTGGAACGCCTGGTCAAGGAGGCTCAGGCATCGTCATTATTCGCTACCCAAACACATTTAAAGACGCAGTATCAGTAACCAATGGTACTAAGACAAGTATCACAGGATTTACTGTGTATACGTTTACATCTTCTGGCTCAATAACATTCTAGGACTAACATGAGTGATCGTATTGGTGGCCTAATCACAGGAACATTAAACCCTTTGACATCTTTGCCTACTGCAACTGTAGAGTATTTGGTTGTGGCTGGTGGTGGTGGGGGAGCTGGTGGAGCAAGTGGCGGAGGAGGCGCTGGTGGTCTTCTTACTGCTACGGGATATGCAGTTACTTCTGGCTCAAGTATTACCGTTACTGTTGGAGCTGGTGGGTCTTCAGGTTCAACATACAACGTATCTGGATCAAATGGAAATAATTCTATTTTTGGTTCTATTACTGCAACTGCTGGCGGTGGCGGCGGTGCGTATGGATCAAATGGATCAAATGGTGGTTCTGGTGGGGGTGCTTATCAAAGCACTACAGCAGGAACAGGAACATCGGGTCAAGGATATGCTGGTGCTGTTGGAGTAACTAGTTCAGATGCAACCACTGGAGGAGGCGGGGGCGGTTCTGGTTCTGCGGGTACTTCTGGTGTTACCAATGTACAAGCTGGTCAAGGCGGAACTGGAACTGTTTCAAGTATTACAGGATCAAAACAATTTTATGCTGGTGGAGGTGGAGGTGGTGGCTATGCTGGATCATCAAACACATCGGCTGGCGGTAATGGTGGTGTAGGTGGCGGGGGTGCAGGCGCACCAGGAAACGGCAATGCTGGAACCCCTCCAACTGCTTTAGGAGGGGCACCAAATGGTGGAAACGCTTCACCAAATGGTACGGGTGGCTCAGGTGGCGCAAATACTGGTGGAGGTGGTGGAGCTGGGGCTTATTCTGCTTATGCGGGATTTACGGCAGGTGGTAATGGTGGCTCAGGAATAGTAATTATTCGTTACCCAGCCAACACAGCACCCCCAGCATCAGTTACAGGTGGCCCACAGGTTTACTATAATTCGGGGTATCAGATTTACGTTTTCACAAGCAGTGGAACAATCACATTTTAAGGAGTTAACATGGCACACTTTGCTCACATCACAAATGGAATTGTTGATAACGTGATCGTTATTGATGCTGAAACACTAGCACTTGGACATTGGGGTGACCCATCAGAATGGGTTCAAACCAGTTACAACACGCATGGAAATGTTCATGCTTTGGGTGGCACACCATTACACAAAAATTACGCAGGAATTGGTTATTCTTGGGATGGTACTGGCTTTGCTGCTCCTCAACCTTATCCATCATGGACTAAAAACCAAACAACATATTTGTGGGAAGCACCTACACCTATGCCTACTGATGGCAAGCATTACAATTGGGATGAGGCAACCAAGGCTTGGGTTGAAGTAACCCTAGGAGCTTAACATGGCTCAATTTAGTGGCATTTGGTCACTATCCCAAGTTAGCCAAGCTGTTAAAGCACAGAATTGGACTGGTATATCTCCACCTATTATTGAATACCTTTTGGTCGCTGGAGGAGGCGGTGGAGGTGGTGTTGCAAATTCTTCAGGTTCTGCTGGAGGTGGAGGTGCAGGTGGCGTTATAGCTGGTCTTACATCAATAACTCAAGGAACACAATGTTGGATAACAGTTGGTTCATCTGGATCTGGTGGTCCAACAAGTAATACAGCAGGAGGAAATGGTGGAAATTCTGTTTTATTAGCTAGTTCATCTGGGTCATCAACTGGTAATTTTGTTGCTTTTGGCGGAGGAGGTGGCGGAACATTAAATGGTGGTGGTTTGTCAGGTGGTTCTGGCGGTGGAGGAGGTTTTGCAACAGGTACTGCACAAAACGGTGGATCAGGCACATCGGGGCAAGGAAATTCTGGTAGTGCTGGAATAGGATCAGGAACTAATCCATATCAGGGTGGCGGAGGTGGAGGAGCTGGAACAGCTGGTTTAAGTTATCAAACTAGCAATGGTGGCTCTGGAATAGCATCTTCTATTAATGGATCAGTTGTAGTTTACGCTGGTGGTGGAGGTGGCGGCAGCAACGCAATTGCAGGAACTGGAGGAGCAGGAGGTGGTGGCAATGGAGGCACATTTAATTCAAATGGTTCTTCTGGATCATCAAATACTGGTAGTGGAGGCGGTGGCGGAGGAAATAGTAGTAGTGGTGGAAATTCAGGCGGTAATGGTGGCTCAGGTATTGTCATAATCCGTTATCCATCAAGCTATAAACTAGCCACAAGTACCACAGGCTCACCTACACAAACAACTGCCAATGGGTACATTATTTATACGTTTACAAGTTCAGGGAGTATCACATTTTGAACTGGAAAATCACTAACATTGAGCAAACAGATGGGTTAATTACCCATGCTGATTACTTTGTTTCCTTAACTGATGTCACAAACACAGTAGAGACACAAGGAACACACACTTTTGCTAATCCAAGCCTAAAAACACCTTTTGATGAGGTAAAAGAGCAAAATGTGATTGATTGGATTATTCAAGAAACTAGCCAAGATGGTATAAATCTTATACAATCAAACCTAGAAAAACAGCTAGTGCAAAAGGAAGCATCTTCCTTGCCTTGGGTTTTCAAGACTTTTAAACCTACTTTGGGATGAAGTTATGGCACAACCCATTGACATTGTTAGCAGAGCACTAAAAGACATTGGAGCACTAGAGGCAGGGGAAATTCCAACTCCTGAAGCAGCTCAAGACGCATACGAAATGCTCCAAGATATGTTAGATCAATGGTCTAACGAGTCTATGATGGTCTTTTACAAGACTGAGATCATTTTCCCTGTTGTACAAAACGTTACCCAGTACACCATTGGCCCTACAGGTTCAGTTCAATCTAACTTTGTAGGCTCAATTTCAGGCAATATTCTTACCATTACTTCAATCAATTCTGGTGGAATCAACACCAATATGATGCTTTCAGGTACTGGAATTGCTGCAGGAACAATGATTACAGGCTTTGGCACAGGTGCTGGAGGACAAGTCAATGAGGCAGGTACTTATTCTGTCAACATCAGCCAAACAGTAGCATCCACTACGATTACAGGATATTACAAACGACCATTAGCCATCAATTCAGCGTTTGTTAGGGTAAACACTACTTCTAATGGGGTAGCCATAACTGGTGGTGGCTTAGATTACCCTGTTTCTGTGTTGAATGTTGAAGAATATGAAATGATTGGCCTGAAAACCTTGAATGGCCCTTGGCCCAAGGCTTTGTACTACCAGCCAACTGAGGTTTTGGGTAATTTGTATGTATGGCCTAATCCAGCCCAAGGTGAGATGCACGTCTTCTGTGACAACATTTTCACCAGAAGCACAACCATGTATGACCCAATAGCCCTGCCAGAAGGCTATTCAATGGCCCTCAGATGGTGTTTGGCAGAGCGTTTGATGCCTATGTATGGCAAGGCTAGTCCAACGCAAATAGCCATGATTCAGCAGTATGCAGCACAGGGCAAGAGTACGATTAAGCGTACTAACATGAGGCCTGTAATTCTTGCACGTTATGACAATGTATTAACTTCAACCAAGACTCGTGATGCTGGTTGGATTTTGCACGGAGGCTTCATTTAGAGATTCGTTGATTTTATGGGTGGATTTGTGTATTATTAAGTTTTTAACAAAGGACTTAATATGCAAGACAAAGAAACCATAAACGCAAAAGCAAGAGAAAGTTACAGAAGAAGAAAGGAAGGACTTGTATCACCAAATGCTGGTAGGCCAGCAAATACACCAGATGTTCTTTGGAGTAAGGTGGATATTAAAGGCCCAGATGATTGTTGGGAATGGAAAGGATGGAGAAACACTAATGGATATGGGAGAACGCAAATAAATGGAATGTCCTATTATGCGCATAGAATAATTTTTGATTTGGCAAACCCAAACACAATTACTTTAGCAGGGCCAAAAAACAGAAAAGCATTTGGTTTCTTAATGCATACTTGCGATAATCCTCCTTGTTGTAATCCAAATCATTTAAAAGTAGCCGATCAAAAGGCTAACATGAAAGACAGAAAAGAAAAGGGTAGAGCAAATCTTAGAACTGGGACAAACCATCAAAGAGCTGTATTTACTAAAGAGGAAGAAACAGAAATTTTAAGGTTGAGAAAAGAATTCGGTTACACAATCAAAGAACTATCAATCAGATTTGGAAAGAATTTATCAACCATGAAAACTATGATTAGAAGAAATAGAGAGGCTTTTAATGTCTAGCACTACTTTTACAGATGGAGTAACAGTCATTAGGTCTTCATGGCTTAATGATGTTAATGGCACGACTTACAATGGTACGTTTCCTAACAATGCTGTTACTTTTAACAACCTGAC